TTGTAGCTGCATCCCTAACCTCAATTCTATCTGTCCCCGCCGTTCCTGCATCCATTTTAGTTTGAGAAATAACCCCATTAACTTTCAATACTTTATTGCCAGGTGCAAATGTAGTATCAGGAATAATACGACCATCTGGACTACTTGGAAAGATTGACATACCTTCACCTGCCCAATTAACAATAGAATATAAATCAGCGGATGTACCTGATGTTATCTTTGTTGATTTTAATGCCCATAAATACGATTCATTAAGTGGGCTCATTCTTGCCTTTCTAAATTCAAGAACACCTGATTTTACACCTATGCTCGCACTTGACCTGCCAAATGCAGCTAAGTAACTTTCTGAATAAGCAGCCGAAGCACTATTTGACAAGGCTATGCCAGCATCAGCACCAGCGTTTGCAACCTCAAGCGGAGCCATCGACCCTGCTCCATTGTTAGCTATTGGCGTAAGGCTTCCTATTAATACTGTGCTGCCGAGTATCGTAGCCCCTGTAAGTGTTTTAGCACCTGCAATAGTTTGCGCTCCAGTCGTAACCCCTCCCGGAAATGAAGCTGATGCGGGTTGTAAGGTTAATACTCCTGCTGAATAAGAACCTCCCTGAGCGTTTGGAGTTGAGCCAAATGTGCCAAATGATAATGAAGATAAATAATGGCTTGGACTAATTCTCTTAAAAATATTACCTGCATCTGACTTTACAATTAAGCTATCTGTTCCAGCACTTCCCTCTGTAGTATTAGTATTAATTAAACTCCCTGTAAGCGTCAACCCCCCAAACAGACTTGCATTTGCCGTATTTGCAACCCCAAATCTACCAACATCAACTCCTGTGGAGGATTCGATTAAGAACCCATCCGAAGCATCTGATTTTGCACCATGTCCTTTGTATATTCCAGTGCCGATGTTTAGGGAATCGTTGGCCGTTCTTGGTGATAATGTAGTTCCTGATCTCGTCCAAAGATTTACCCCTGAGAATGGTACTTTAAAAATACGACCATTGACAACTGTTAGAATACTGTCACCAACTGCCCTTGCAGATACATTTTTCAGATAGACGTCCCCGTATAAAGCTATTCCAGAAGTTCCTGCGGTTTTACCTACCCGGATAGAATCGTAGTTTAACTGGTAGCTAACTTGTCCTGATACTGCAAAAGGAAGCAGTAATAAAATAAATAGTAGTTTTCTCATGATACTGTGCCTAATGGGATGGAATACCACCCGGTTGATGTTTTTTTGTAAATTAATGGATTATCTGTTATTAATTGGCAAATGACTTCAAAGCCTATGCCAGCGGTTGTATAAGTTGCTGATAAAGTTGCAGCGGATAGCTCGGAAGTAGTTGAATTTTCTACAAAGAACCTACTCCGCATCGCTCCAACAGTAGAGCGGTAAGTAACTACATTGCCAGCAATAGCAACTACTATAATATCGCTATCTAGTAAGTCCCGGCCTAAGGTCGGAAAGTCTTTAGTATAAATTCCTACTACTGGCATGATCCTTTAATTAAGTAATACATATTGGCCCCCATTATCTACAAAGGTATCAATATTTTGATACCATATATTTTGAATCAAATCATAATCAACTATAGATCCATAGCCGGTTAATGTTCCTGTAAATTTAACAAAATCATCTGTATTTCCGGTTATGTCCAAATTTTCAATAAATGCATATCCTTCATCGCCCTCGCCAGTTTCATCATTAACCATTGACCAGGCAACTTTTACGCGATCTCTGCCAAATGTTTTTAAATCATTATAATTGATAATAGCCATGTCATTTGAGTACACGCATTCAAAGGGAATAGAATATCCATGCAAAGTGCCTAATGATTTAGTTGCACCTTTTTCAGTAGTTTTGCAAGTCCGCAAAAACTGTATGGTTTCCGACAATGAATTACTAGTCAAGCATCCCACCGGAATAGTATTTATGTTTAATATGATCATGGCCCTGATTTTATAGTAACTCTAGTGGTTTGTCCGTAATCGGGTTGCAAAGTATAATCCATAGCTATTTCGGCATTTACGATGCGGATTAAAGTAGCCTTACAGATATTTGACTGCAAATCATAAGATAGTCCTAAAGGCATAAACTTGCCAGCTAATAGATTGATGCTAAATGCTGATAAGGGATTAAAATATCCAAAAATTGATCCATCGAATTTAACAAAAGGCCCTGCATATATTCTTTGGATTTCCTCGACTGCAAGGCGAAGGAATGGTTTATAGGTTGCAAATGGTTCTGCTAAAATTGACTCTGATGCATATCTACGCCACCATTGAACAGTTAAGGTTGTGCCATCCGATAGATACATCGCCCCCATGTATTGTTTTAAATCACTATCCCCATTAAAAACATCAATAGTTTCTGGAACATGAGTAAAAGTACCTCTTTGGGTTGCGGTATGGATTTCCCCAATTTGAGGACCTAAGTCTTGAAAAACGCTAGCAGAAATACCTGTATATATTATAGCTCTTTCCGGATTCGATGGAGATAAAATACGGATTGTAATAGTACCGGATGATGTTGTTGGCGCGCTAGTTATAACCAATTGTCCAGAGGTATTAATTTCTGTATAGATTGAGATATAATTGTTAAATGGCAAAGTTGCAGCCCATGAATTATCATTTTGAAGATACCAATCTGTTAATCCATCATTCCATATAATTTGAAAATTTAGATACGGACTATAATAGGCTGGATCTACTTTGGTATAATCAACAGTTAATCTTAGCCTAAAATCTAAACCAATTGCAAATACATTATCATTTTCATAATAATTATTAGTATCAACTAGCAAAGTAGGATAAAAAATTACTGTTCCATCTAAAGCAATACCCATTTCGATTGTTCCTACCCTTGTCCAATCAGGTATAACAATATCGGTTCTAGGTCCAATTGGATCGCCAACTCCCTCTTGGTATGCGCCGGATAAAGTTGAATTATCCAATAACTGCTCTAAATTTTTATTTTCGCCATACCGATAAGACATTGAAGCATTCTTGTAAGGCTTATCAATCATTTTTAACTGATCTGTATTTATATGAAACAAAGGAGCTAAAACAACGCCCTCGCTTTCGCCTCCTAATATTTGAGCTAAATTTTTAGAATTTACATAGCCATCGTAGGCAGGTTCTCCATCAATATATTTCCTGAAAACTAAAGTATCAGATAAAGCCAACTCAGTAGGCCTAAATATGTAGAATGCACCCTCGCTTTGAATTATGGTTGCAGTCCATTCCTCTAGGACTGCCTTTAATACTTCCTCACAATTTATAGGGTTTATCTGGTCATCCTTCATAAACCTTTCAGCATTAGTTTTGGTCAATGCCAAAGGATCGTATAAATCGCCAGATGTTTGAGTTTCCTCGTAAATATTAACACAAGTATAAATATCCATATTCGGAATAGCTATCCGATTAATGCAGTTGTAAATAATATCTAAAAATGACTGCTTACCTAGCCAAAAGTTTCCATCGTTCTGAACGTAGGATAGGTTTTTTAGTAGTCCTAAAGTATCAACGGCATTAATAGATATGCCATAAGGAGTGAACATAAACTGCTCTTGACATCCATCAGGTATAATAAATCCGCGCCAAATTACATCTCCGTTTTTATAGATCAATACTAAAAACTCCCTTTCGTTTTCGGTATATAAATCCTCTAGCTCAAAGTCCTCTGTAGCTATTAGATTTAACGTACATTCAGAGCCTCTGATAGCTTGCATTTTATAATCCGAAGTATTCTGATAGTTAATCTGTACCGGGTTCTCTTGCGCCTGGATTTCCTCTGATACGCCAACATAATCCAACTGCTGAATAATGCATTCAAATATATCAGAGCTTCCACCTAATATCCGGGTATCACGATCTGCATAAAAAGTAAAAAAGTATCTGTCAGTATATGCCATTATGGTCCGAATCTTTGAAGTTTTGCCCCTGCTCTATTTAATACACCAACTAGGTTAGTGCCTGATATTTCAAATACTACCCGGCCAGAGCTTATATCACTACCAGCACCGAACCCACTCGTAGCAACATTGTTAAACTGTTGAGGAATTGGCGCGGCTTGTTTCTTTTTAAACAACGATGCTATCCCTGCTATGGCTGCAACTCCTGCTAAGATAGGCAATAACGCTCCGCCTGTTGCAGCCGTTCCGGTTGCCAATGCGGCCGTTCCACCAGTTGCTGCCGTTCCGCCTGCTAAAGCAGCTTTACCGCCTCCAATTTTTAGCAAACTCCCAACTATCCCAATTAGTCCTTTGCCTTTACTGCCGTCTTTTTTATCCCCTCCAGCCAATAAACTCATTACTCCTTTTGTGGCCTCGCTTGCTAATACTGATAAAAAAGTATTTTTTATACTTTCACCTAATGCCTCAAATGAAAATTTACCACGTATTAGCATTTCGTCAAAGAATGTTTTAAACGATGTGCTTAATTGCGGTAAAATATTATCTTTTATGTAAAGATTTAAATTTTGGAATGGAGTTAATAAAGGTGCTTTTATAGCAGCAAATTTATCAACTATTGCCTTAGCTGCAACTTCTGATTGACTGACTGCCAAATCTAAAGCATCAGGATCAATAAAATCTAATCCTGCTTTTTTCTTATCTGCCTCAGCAGATACTGTTGCTCTAAAATTAACTAATGATGTAATCATTTGTTGAGCAAAAACACCTGCATCAGTTTTTAATTTTGCAGCACTTTCGCTTGCTTCTTTTTGTTTTTTTGCTGCTTCTGTTTTTGCTTTTTTATCTACTCCTAAATTACCTGTTATAGTAGATTTACTTGCTTCCCTACCAAATGCATCCCTTCCATCTCTTAATGCTTTTATTCCATCTTCATAAACAGTTTTAAAAGCATTCTTTACGCTTTGGCTTGCACCGCCCTGCAATAATTTATCTCCTTCTGTTTTTAATTTTGCAATAGCATTTGAAAAATCCGTAACGCTTTTAGCTCCCTGTACTGTACTTTGGACAATTCCATTAACTCCCTTTTCTACTGCCATTATAGCGGTAACATTTATATCCTTCGTAGACATTAATGCACCTAATGCTGGGATTCCTGAAATTTTACCTCCGGCTTTTATTAATCCTTCAAAAAGAGAACCTGATATTTTAAATTTAGATGCAGTATTTAATTCTTGGTTAAATTGAGTTATTTCATTAATTGCTTGATTTATAATATCTATAGCTCCACTAAATACTCCAGAAGTATTACTTCCAACCGAAATAAGCATTTGATCCCAGCTATCTCCTAAGTTTGAAATCTTGCCTGTTAATGTTTGAGAAATAACTGCCATTGATCCTGAAACACCCTCGGCATTTCCTAATGATGTAACATAATTCCTAATTGATTCAGCGGACTTATCTACTGTGGTTTGAACTCCTTTAAAAGTAAAAATAACTTTGTCCCCTGCATCTTGCGCTCTAACTCCGAACTCTTTTAATCTTTCAAATTCACCCACTTGGGCATCAATTATTGCCTCTGCTAATTGATTGAAAGATTTACCAGTACTTGAAGCTAAATCCCCAAGTAATCGCATTTGATCGCCTGTAGGTTTAAAACCTTGATTTGCTAATTTAATAAATGAATCAGTTAATTCATTTACACCAAATGGAGTTTTAGCGGCAAAATCTGAAATCTCTTTTAACTTTAATTTAGCTAACGCATTAGATCCTAAAGTATTTCCTAATACCGCGCCAAATTTCTCAAATTCAGCGGTTACGGCTAAAACCTCCTTACCAAAACTTACAAAAGCTCCTACACTTAATGCGCCGCCAATACTTAAAGCTACAGTTTTTAAAGCAGCACTTGCCCCAGAGCTAAACTTTGCAAGATTTGAATCAGCAGAGCTTGTAAAATCCTTTAATTTTTTTTCAGCACCCCTTAAATCCTTATCTAATTGCCCTAATGGTGCGCCAATAGGTATTTCAATTCCTTGCATTTTCTAGATATTTAGACATGGCTTTATTCATTGTTTCTTTGATTCTGTCAATGTCTTTTACTTCTTCATCCTGATAGATAAATGACATAAATTTTTTAAAACTAGGCATCCCTTTGCTAACGTGAACGCTCATAGCATTCCACGTTCCCCAGCCTACTCGCTCCCATTCCTTTTTTTCTTTATTAAAAAAGCCCTGACATTTCAGGCAGTACTGATTCCATGTCAAGGCGTAAAAGTCATTAGGCATCATAGCCATTTCCCCAAAAGCAAAGGTTAAAACATCATTACGCCAGTTTAGCTTTTCGGTTTGTCTTTTTTTTTTCAGACTGATCGGTAACTTCGTTTAATCCTAAGCACCTAAATAATTCCTTAGATGCTTTGAGTATAAAATCACCACCTGATCCGCCTGTGTTATCAATCCATTCATGCACATCAAACTGATTGAAATCAGGTTCTTTACCATCCTTTAGCATTATATATGCCGCCGAATGATAGATAAAAACTCGCATGAATGGAAGTAGCTTTTTATCTAATAGTACTGATATATCGCTAATGCTAGAATCAAAATGCGATAGAGTTTCCTCTAAAGCATAGTTACCAAAAAACATTTTGCGCTCAATACCATTGATCGTATAAATCAAATGTCCTTCCATAAATTAGTAGCCAGGATAAGGATCTATTTCCGTAATATCACCATCGCCTAGCAAAGTGCCAGAGAATGTAATAAACTCGCCTTCAGCACCTGTGATATCCAAAGCACTAAAATAAGCAGTACCGAATTGAGCTGCAAAATTAGGATCTTCCGTTCCGTTTGCAAGCAATAAAGCTATCTGGTATTCTGCCAAAGTTTTAGCTCTTGCAATACCTTTGATAGTATCCCATGATGCCTTTGCGGTATCACCACCTGCACCGCTTGTATCTGTGAAAACTCCCTCAAAAGGAATTTCATAGCTATAAGTAGTCGGCTTGCGTCTGGTTACTCCCGGATCACATTTAGTAACTGTTTCCGCGAAATCCCAAGTTTCGCTTAAACCATTTGAGGTTAAACATGCTACCGGCTTCCAGGTTCCTGAATTCCGGATGTATAGCATGAATAAACTACCTGCGTAAAATTGCTCGTCTGCCATTTTAATTTCTATTTAATTTGTGTTGAAAAGTTAATATATATTGGAATACGTTTTCCGTTTCTGTTTCTAAAGTTACCTCATTAGTTAACAATTGCAAAGTTTCAACATTAATAAAGTCATTCAATGTTAAATTCGTGACCTGTATTCTGTTTTGTATTTCCTCGCTCACTACCATTGCAAAACTTAAATCTCCAGTGCCATTCGGGTATTTAGTAACTATTTGCACATTTATAGTACAAAGATACCAATACCCGCACTTAGTTTGATTCTGTAATCTCGTTTGACTAGACAAAATTACATATTTAGCTGGTACGTTTTTCAAAGGTGCTGACTTACTATATACCGGAATGGTAACTCCGCCAACTATTAAACTAGCTAGTTTGGTTTTGTAGGCATTCAGTATTGCTAAATTGGCATCCTTCATTTGTCAAATATAACTATTTTTTATTATTATATTTTCTCGTTTCAACTTCAAGCACTTTTTTTAATGTTTTAGGGTATTTCTGGATTCCTTCTAGGTAGCTAGGGATAAAAAAAGGCTTAGCAGGATAATTTCTTATCCTCATTCCTTTACCCTTAAAAGGTTCTGCTAAATCTGAATACCCATTTGGTATTCTAACTCCACCACCAGTACCAAATTCAACGTATGCAGCATAAGGTGCATTGGAAAAAAAGAATGAACGATTATAGCCTACTCTAGCAGTTGTTTTTCCTATTGATAATCTTAATTGACCTTTATCTACGCTTTCATTACTTGTCACTCTTAATTGCGCTTGAGTAACCATGCCTTGTGTGGTTTCATTAGTAACGGCAACTGCCATTCTGTTAGCATCCACGCCAAAAGCTGAAATTTGAGATAGCAATTTAGATATATTTATTTTAGATGCCATTATTATCATCCGTTACCGATGCCAAAATTTCATAAAACCTGAAAGTGTCATCTAGGTTTTTTATAGAGTGGATTGTAAAATAGTTTGTTTCATACTTAATTCGCATATCCTTTGTAGGTGCAAAATCTCGCCTGTAACGGACTGTAAATTTAAAGGTCTGGTTTATTACCTGCTCTTGTGCTTGCGATTGTCTACTGCCATCGTATGGCTTTATATGCGACCACGTAGCTAGTACAGGCACAAAGGTAATCACGTAATCCTGAAAAGCATTCTCAACCGATGTGAACGTGCCAAATGTAATGCGTTTATCTAGTTTGCCTGGATTCATTAGAATAGTGTTATGCGTCTGTATGGTGATAGTAACATAGTAGCCAAAGCTGGCATACCCACAACTGGATTATCTCTGTTTTCGTAATAATAGGCAATCATTGTTTTTATTGCAGTTTCAATGTCATCAGGAACATCCGATCCACCATCATAATTCCATCCATAACCAGCCACATAGGTAACTGTATTTAATCCAGCCGTTCCAGATATTACCTCTGTATATGCTTGCGTTTCTATCGTTTCAAATGTCAGAGTAGTTAAATCAGAATCTTTTACATTTTCGATAGATACAATAGGATAATCAAATATTCTTAATATCCCAGTTGCTGGAGTGATTGCCGTTAAGGTTCTTTGCCAAAGCACTTGCAAAGTAAATTGTTCGGCCTGATTAACGGCTGATTTTATCAATGAGGTAATCAATCCATCCTCTATGGTATAATCTTCGTCTAGTCTTAGATACATCTTTGCCTGTGAAAGGCTTACTACATTCAACTGATCCATTCTGTTTAGGTTTAAAGGGTTCTTTTAGATACTCTTTTTTTTCCATTATAATAATGCTAAATTACAAATTTTATTTAACCAATTTTCAAAGTTAGGCAATTCCTGCGTAGGATCTAATTGCATAGCTCTTTCAATTGGTGTTAATTTAGTCTTTATACTGACAATATTACTAATAGCATCTACCCATGCATCTATATCATTCCTCTTAACGAATATCCCTGCATCTCCTAGACTATCTCTAAATCCTAGTATATCTGATGCAATAACTGGAATATTACAACAGAGAGCTTCTATTTGAGCCATGCCGTAGCTTTCATATTCACTAGGTGCAATCAGAACCTTTGTTAGTGCTAGATACTTGCGTACATCATCTACCATAGGCACATATTTTATATTAGTGACCTTATCATCTTTTATTTGATGATAGTAACCGCCTTGCACCGCCATAAATTTAATATGAGGCATTCGCTTTGCTATTTCAATCAATATCTGACCGCCTTTGTTTTCGTTATGGTTTATCAAAGTGACATATTCTGCGTTTGGTCTATCTGTAGAATAATCTCGGTAATTTATCGGAGCGTACAAAGTATAGGTTTCCTGATTGTAGTTTAATTCATGCTTTGTGTTTTCGCAGTTGTAAACTGTGTACACATTCGGCCTGATATTAACTTGCGGATAGCCTACGTTATTATGTGCAAAGTTTATTACTTTCTTAGCTTTTAACCTCTGCTTATTCATAGCATAGTAAGTCCCTGAAAGTTGGCAAAATACCAACTCTGCCCAGTCCCATAAATCATTATGGCAGTCTTTGTAATTATCTTTAGCCTTGTAAACCTCTATCCCCTCGAAATTATAATTCTCTGGGCATCTAGTAACTGCCTTTACTTTATGGCCTTTGCTTATTAAGTAGGTTACAACTCGATGCAAGTATATTTCAGATCCTGCTCTTTGGTGAGGCAGATAAATGCCTGGTGATAGTAGGATGTTCATGTTATCTCTATAAATAAATAAGGCCTTTGTATTTTTAACGTTCTGCCATCGTAATTATGCAAATCGCTTCTATGGTAGTGGATAGCTTGTATTTTAGTAGCTGGGTTGTATAATGTATAACCAGCGTGCTTTAGCTCATAAGCTATTCTATTATCACATCCGGGAATACCTAAAAAGAAATCACAAAAATTAACATTCCGTATTTTGCCCTTAAATATCCAAACATCCTGACTGTATTTTTCATTATGCAATCTTAGACCTCCGGGCTTATCATCCCACCTGCTTAGTGCTATGCATTGCCTATCTGCCAAAGTAAGTTTACTTAATGTATGATTAAAATAAATATCAGTATTGGCAATTATTGAAATGTCATCCTTAGTGGTAACAGTACGCTCAACAAGCTCAAAAAAATCCCGATATGTAGGTCTGCCAAAAGGTATAATGACTAGTTTATCAGATACCGGCAAATCAACAACTCCCTCAACCAAAAGATAAATTTTATCAATGTGAATGTTATTTAAATTTTTATTGAGGCAATAAATTAACTCCTTTTGCCGTACCTCGCTTTTATCTGTATAGATGGATGTAAAAAGATTTACCATATATATTTAATTAATCCAATGATTGCCAAAATAATAAAACTCAAACCTAATAGGCATAGGCTACTTAATACCATATGCCATAAAAACTTTGCTATCTTCATATTAAAATATCGCTATTCCAGTACCGCTCCAATGCCCTACTTTTGTTAGGTCATATTTTTCATTTTGTAATCCATTCCAAAAATTAGTCATTTCTGCATTTAGGTAAATGTCATCAAACATGACAATCCCTTTGTAATTTATTTTGATCAGATGATTTACAAATTCTTGCTCAAAATCTCCGTTATGGTAAGTGTCTAACAAAATAAAAGGAGCAGTAATATCATGCTTTAATACATCACCTTTTACAAATTGGATATTAGGTATATTAATATCCGCTATCTCGGGTTGTTGAACAATGTCATAGCTAATAACCTTATTCTTTTTATTATAAGATAATGCAATAGCAGAGCTTCCCTGATAGCTTCCAATATCTAGGATTTCGGCATCTTTTAACAACGTGCTGATATAAGCTAATAATCTGTAATGCTCAATCCCGGCATCCATATAAAACCAGCTTTTGGGAAATCCTAATTCATTAGTACTATCTAAATACTTTGATAAATTAATAGCATTTAAATCCTTTGCGGTTACTTCTAATATTTTACTTAACATATTGGTTTAAAATTAAATTATAATCCTTGTGATACTTATCTATGGCATGATATCCAACCGATCCAAATTCAAATTCGGTTTCAACGGCAAATTTATTACAAGTTTCCTTATTTGGCAACTTATACCCTAATTCCCTCATTTTATTGCAAAAGTAAATATCTTCATTGCCATGCTCTACCATTCCTTTGTATGGATGATTAAGGCAAATCTCATACATAACTTTAGGATTGCGAATGCTTAAACCTCCATTCATGCAACCCGGTATATTCTTAATCCATGAACCTATAAAGTCCCATTCTAAAAAGTCCTCAATTCCTTCTTTTAACAATCCTGAATCGTGCTGAAATATCAATACCCGATCATACATACATCCACGCCAAAAAGCTGGATTAGTTAATACATTATTATAATCACGTGCAGATTTTAAAGAGTAGACACCGCCCTCGTATGGAGGTGTATTATGAATTACTACCCAGTCATTAGGAAAGTATTTTTGGTGTTCTTTAATAGCCTTTTCAGCCACATCCTCCCGATCATCAATGATAACGGCAGCTACTTTCATAATTCAACAGTTTTAGAGATTGATAGGTTTAATATATGCTCCAATTCTTTGCCGTACTGCCAAACTACAATATTTAACCCATTGATTTCAGCTTCCTTAATCAATTCATTTAGAATATTGATTTGCTTTCTTATTTCTTTGGCGTATTCCAAATCTGTCATACTAAAGTTTTGTTATAATTTTTATGGCTCTTTAAATAGATAGGCAATACCGATTTATCAAATGGAATCGGATTCCAAAGATTTAAAGCAACGCAATGAACATCATCAAATTGATTATCTGGTGACCATTTGTAAAATATATCATTTAGCCAGTCTTTTCTAACCTCATGAGCATGACCAAATACATTGTATTTATATCTCATAATGGTTTCAGGCTGGCACGTGCTGAAATGGTATATAGTTTGCTTTAGGCTTAGGTTTTGAGTGTTTTTCTTGCGGTGTAGGTTTTCCAATCTAATCGGTCTAAATCCATCGTAGCAAGCATAATCAAATGATCGCCAAAAGTTTACATATCCATCAATGCCGTAAAACCTTTCTATGCCCCAATAAGCATATTCATAGGATGCTGGTAATTCATCTGATTTATAAACTTCGTCTGAATCAACAGTCAATACTAAATCATAATCGCCGGTATATTTATACTTCACATTTCGATGCTCATTTTCCGCTCCGTATCTGTCGGCATAATGCCAAATCATTTTATTGCCTAATACTTCTCGGCAAATCTCAAAAATATACCTTTCGTTATCAGGGCATTCCATTGTAGTACCATGCCCCTGGCTAGGCTCTTTACTGTAAGCAATAACCATTCTGTCAACATGATCAACAACAGATAACAAAGATTCACGCAAATAGTCACCTGCATAATGAATGGTCATAAAACCAAGTACTTTAATTTTTTTGCTCATATATGTATATTAAATTCTTGACCATTTCGTCAAATGTATAATTTTCTTTTACAAAGTCATGCCCTTGCTTTCCAATTTGATCACGCTCTGCCTTATTGTTAGGATCTAAATAATAATTAATTAGATTTAATAATTCAGGTAGCGTATTCCAGGTCCTGACATGAACGTTATCAATAAATGGCATATTTGGATAGGCTTTGCATAAACAGAAAACTCCGGTACCTAATATTCTATACATTCGGTCGGATGTATAACTATCCTCATCAAAGTGACTAAGATTAATAGCTATCTTTGTCGCTCTGTAGGCTTTGGCTTCCTCTGCTTGTGAATGATTGTAGTTACCTGATACATTGGGCCAGTTGTTACCATAAACGCCGTACATGCCTCCAAAATACTTTTGTAGCATTGTGTTCATTTCTATTCTTAGGCTACTTAACGGAAAATGACCTGCTCCGTAATTATTGCCAAAGAATGAAATCTCTTTGCAAGTGCCGACCTGCCCAACTGGATTATAAATTTCAGGATCGTAACCAATCTCTAAATATCCACCTCTTACAACATTTTTTAAATCCCTGCCATTGCTAAATAAAGTTTTATCCACATGAAAAGCCATTTCGATCATCCATTGCGGAGTATGATGTCTTATATCGCCATTCCAGTTGCAAACCCATGCGCCAGTTTCTCGCATAGCTTTTACAGTTTCAATGCTTATGATGTTGGCGCATTGTATCTGCATGAATATTATATCAGGTTTAAACTCCCTAGCTATTCTGACCGCTTCCTGATTTACATCCTTTGCGCCAGTTGACAACTCAATGTAGTCATCTGAATTAGCTATAAATGCTTTGCGCATCGAATCGAATGGCGGAGGTCCTACGCATAAACCTAAGTGGAAAATTCTCATACTTTCTTAATTTTATCCCAGTCCTTTAAAAATTCAATAATAGATCCGTAATATTTCCGACCTGCTCCGCATTTACGATTTACAACTATATGACCATTAATCATTCCTATTCTGATAATATATTCCTGATTTTTGTACAGTCCAACTTCACCTATAAAGAAAGCGGAAAACATTATTTAATTAGTTTTAGTCCATCCTCAATAAGCAAAACAGTCATAGCAGATTTAGACCGCTTTTCTTTTTTAGTTAGCTTGATAATTTTTTCATAGACATCATCAGGCATTATTACTGTGATTCGTTTCATTCTGCTAATTTACCACTATTTACCACAATTCCAAATTAAATAAAAAAAACCCTGCCGATTTCTCGACAGAGTTCCCTCCTTATCACCAAACAATATTAAGACGGATTAGAGTTCAAAGTACCAGTTACAAATGCATCTGTGTAGTATATTGGTAAAGCAATACGACCTTCAACACGAACAGTAATTTTGTTCTCTCTTACGTTTGTGCCATCTTCTTCAAAGAATCTAACAATTGGATTCTCACGTACAAACAACTGCGCACCTTTTGACCAGTCACCAACTAGGTAGCTAGAATCACTAATTGCAGTTGATTTGAAAATTGGAACTCCAGAAATAAACATCTGACCATTAACCAAATTTACTGCAACACCACCCGGTAAAGTGTACTCATTGGTTGTTCCTCTAGTAAGCATCAAAGCGTAGAATTGCTCTGGACTTAATAAGATACCATTTGCAGAGTGATTGTTACTTTCAATTTGTGCAACTGAATCCAACAACTTCTCTACCTGAATAGTACGGAAACCTGAATAAGCCTCTGCATTAGTGATCAAGCCACCAAGATTTGGAGAAACTCCAGATCCGTTCAATAATTGAGCATCTTCTGCATCTAGGTATTGCTCTAGTAAGCGAGATTGAAGATAAGATCTCATTGCAGAGATATCATCCAACGCTTTACGAGTAATACGTAGGTAACCTGCAATAAACTCACTAGGTGCAACCTTTTCAGTTAAATCATAGTCAATCTGTGATTTGGCTCCTGAATTATCAGCCCATGCTCCAACAGATCCCTCTGATCCAGTTTCCTGCAAGTAATGCACTGCCGATGTGGTCATAACTCCAGTTGGTAGTAGATTACGAATATGCAACTTGCGAGGTGCTGCCGGGATAATGCCTGGTAACATCTGAACGTTTGCAGCAGCAAGGTCAGTAATGTTACTTAGTGACATATCGCCAACAGTTTTCAACTCCATTGCAAACTGCTTAATCTCTTTTCTTTGGAATTTTGCCAAATTATCAGCATTCTCATCCATTGCAGTTGCAAATGCCTGATTGAAAGTTACCGGAGCTTTGTCCTTTGCTTCCATTTTAAATCTGTTAGCTTCTGATTTGGCCTCAAGCAACGCTTTATCCATTTCGTCAATTCTTACGTTTGATGCTTTTATAGCATCTTCTAGCTTTAAATCAGCCGCCTTTGTAGCTTCGCTGATAGCGTTTGCGATGATGGTCTTTGCCTCATCTAATGTTTTAGCTTTGTTTGCATCGAGCAACTCCTGAGCCTTTACTTCTAAATTGTCCATTTCTATTTCTTTAAGACGTTAATTAAACTTGTTAATATATTCGGCTCATCAGTTTTAGGAGTGGATTTTCCCGGCTCTTTATCTAATAGTGAATTTTTACCTAAATTGAAGGCTTCTAGTTGGAATTGCTTTAATGCTATTTCCAATCTGCCAAAACCCTCATCCGTTAAACTACCATCTTTTAGTAGTTTAATCATCTTACCAATCTGATCGTTAATCTCTGCCATCGTCAAGGACTTAAAGCCTGTGAATGGAGTTGCTGGATTTGCGCCCAGCGTAACATTCGATCCCTCGTATAACTTAATCTCTTTAATCATTCTAGTCCCAGTCTTTTGGTCATAGTCTGACTTAACAGTACTAAATCCAATTGAATGCTGAATAACAATGCCCTCTGCATATAATATCATTGCATCCCTGCCGTATGATGTCGGAGCTATTGCGCTCTCAAAGTATATACCCTTTTCTTGCGCTTCCAATACCATAGGCTTGCCATGAGGTTGCGACCAGTTATGCTGATTCAAAAAGAATATCTCATTTGATCCCATAGGACCACGTTCTGCGATTGTCTTTGTCGCAGCACCGGCCATGATAATATCATCATCATAGTCTATATTGCCAAAACTCGCAAAATAACCAGTTACAGTCATTTTTTGAACATCCATATCTTTGATTTCGGCCGCGAAGTTTTTATATTCTAGCAATCCTTTCATATATACAAATATATTAATTTTTTAAATATTATTATCTTTTTAAATAAGCCGGTGTTCTCGGTTTTAAAATCGGCAATCCATCTGCATCCTTTAATGCTTGCGTAGCCATAACGCATCGGCAATTAACAACCTCCGCAGCAGGCGCGCCAACTTCGCCAGGATACATCATCTCTACGCCACCGACTATAAAAGGTTGATTTATTGCAATCGGATCCCGGCTCATTAATAAATGTGAACGCCTTGTCCGCTTATCCTTTGTATTAATCCAAAACTTTTCCACCTCATAATCCGAGCTTTCCGCTCCCATGTTTATTCCGAAGTTTGCCGCCGTTGTTGATTCAGTCCTTGCGATTACTAGCGACCTGGCTCTATTAAATGCCGGATTATTTAAAGTTTCCTCAAATAACTTGGCCTGATCTCGTCTGGACAAATTTTGTCCTAAAACATATTCTAATAATGTTTTAATCTTATCGGAAGTAGTTATGTCAATACCTGCTATTTTTGTGCCTCCGATAAGCCTAAAATAGTTTACCATTTCAATATACCAATCAGCATTAAAGAAATCTATGATGTAATCTTTTTGGGTTTTTGGTACTGAATTACGAATCCAATCGTATGAGAAGGTTGCGGATGATACTCCAATCTTTGTATAAATATTTTCTAAGCCATCGTACAAAGGTTTTTGCTGTACTAG